ATTCTTCATCAGTTTTAGGTAATGGTATTCTGCTACCTAATACTTTTTGTTGATGTACTACAGTTTTAGCTAAACTTTCTACGTCTTTAAAGTTTTGTAATGTAGCATCATTTTTTAACTCGTCTGAAAGTGATGATTTCCAATCTTGATTATCACTTCCCGATCCAAGTACAGTTGAAGTTTCTTGTATTGGATTGTCGTTTGTGGTCATTTGTTCATCAGACATCTTTATCCTCCTTGATTAAATTAATTATTCTGATTATTACATTTCGTTGTCCTTCACGAAATGCTGTTTCATATGGATCACCTTTTGTATGTGATGATCTATGATAGTAAGCTGATTGTAAATCAGCCAACACTCGTTTACCTTCTTTTGTATCAAAAGTAGTTTGGTAATCTGTTTTTAATTGTTTATGATCTTTGTTTTCAAAATCCATACATTAAATTAGGCCTTGATCTTTAGCCGCTTGTTCAGCCTGTTCCATTCCTTGTTGTGTTTCTGGCTGTCCTAATTGTGACATTGCTTGTCCTTGTGTTAAAGCTGATTGTGCTTGTGCTTGTGATAATTGTGCTTCTTGCATTGCTTGTTGTTGCATTGCTCTTTGTTCTCTAACATCATTTACTACGTTAGGATCTTTCATAATAGTTTTAGGTACACCTAATAATTTTGCTCTCATTCTAATTGCTTCATCATGATCAATGTTATCCATAATAGTAGGATCTACTTGTCCAATATTCATAGCAAGTTGATATAATCTTTCTATTGCAACTGCTTCTTCCATTCTTTGTGATCTAGCTAATGGGCCAACGTATTCTACATCAATTTTACTATCACCAATAATAGATGGTGCTGTATCTAATGCACCTGCACGATACATAATACCAAACACACGTTCAATTAATGGATTTAAAAATTCAGTTTGAAAACGTCCTAATGTTGGGCCAAGTAATCTTTGCATTAATTCATATCTAACTTGTACTTCAGTAGCCGTCATTTGTGGCCCATCTTGTAATTGTAATTGATCTGAATAATATGCTTGTCTAATTGCAGTTCTTAATTGATTTTCTTTTAAATCTGTAATTTGCCAATTAGAACCAATTTGTAATGGTTTAACTGCACCATCATTTCTAATAACTGTAATACCCGCAGGTGTCATTCTAACTCTACCTATAACACCATCATCTTGAACAAGTAATGGTGGATCAATAGCTTTTGCCCATGCTTTTAATCCAATCTCTACAGCTTTGTTTAAAGTTTTAATATCTGGTAATGCATTGTAACTTGGTGATCTACCAAAAATTTCACCAGTTGCTTTAGACCATCTAGGCACTAAATATGGAAATTCATTATAACCACCTGTTCTAACTACCATTTTATCTTCTTCACAAACGTGACAAGAATGAAAAGGTAATTTAGTAGATGTTTTTCCTGTTGCTCTTTTGTAATCATCTGTTGGTTCAACAGCATGAATAAAATTAAATTTTTGATCTGGTTTTTCTTTTGCCGCTTTTAATATTTTTTCACCAACATTTTTTTCACCAAATTCTTGAACAGCTTGTCTAGCTGTTAATTTATATTTTCTGTAAAGTGTATCAACTTTACCATTTATATTTTCTTGTATGTAATATTCTGCAATGTGTAATGTATTAAAATGAATACCATCTGTATCAAAACCTTTATTACCTTCTTCTACAAATATTGCGGCAGTACCGATTGAACAAATATCAAGATACATCTCATGTACTTCAGTATTAAAATTTGTTTCATTAAATGTGTCGTACATTCTTTTTGCAGTATCTTCTAACCATAACTGCACATCACGATTTTCATTTAATTGTTCATCTCTTAATTTTACACTAAACCAAGGTAATGATGGTGATGTAAGTGTACCTTGTAAACTTGCCGCTAATAAATTGTTAGCTGTAATAGCTGTACTATCAAATAAAACTTCTGTACGTTTTTCACCTTTTGTTCTTAATGTAACAACATCTGCTTTACGTGGCATAACGTAGTCAAGTATTTCTTGCCAGTTTACTTCCCACGTTCCTCTATCAGATGCTAACGCATCAACTCGTTTTTTAATATACTCGTATGTTGCCATAACTATTAAACTTTAGTGCCACCTAATAATGTTTTAGATGTAGCCGCTTCTTCTTCAACACCTGTTCCACTTGTCAAAATTGTACCGTACATACCTTTACGTTTTGTACTTAATGCTTTTGCTTTTTCTGCTTCTAACGCCGCTTCTTGTTTAGCAGTTTGATCGTACATAGATTGATCTACTGGTGGTGGCATTTGTGGTTGTGCTTTTGATCCCATAATTATTCCTTTATAACCATTTACATTCTTCTTTCAACATTCCGTAAATTGCCCCATCAACGTATGTTCCGTTAATATTAAAACATTTACGTACAACACCTTCTTTAACAAATCCTGTGCCACTTAACAATCTTTCATTTCGTACATAACCGTTACGACACAAAGCTGTCATTCTATTACAGCCTAATTGTTTAAATCCGTATTGGAACACATATTTTATACGATTTTTTGTACAAACTCTAGGAGTTTCTAATGCTAAATGTACCCAAATGTTGTTTCCGTCATAATCGGAAAATAACCATCCACCTAAAACTTTATCATCTTCAACAAAACCAATATAAGAAAATTGCTCACCAAGATCTGCTGATATGTAAGCATTTTTTTTTATATAGTCGCCAACACGTTTTTTCCACTTTTCGTCGGTAACTGTTTCAATCACTATGCTTTAATTTTTCTTTTTCTTCCGCCACCTAAAACAGTTTTTGCTACATTAGCTTCTTCTTCTACACCAGAAGCAGAAGACATAATTGTACTTCCACCATAACCAGCACCCATCAATTTTTGCCTATCAGTTTTTACTGTATCAACTGCTTCAGTTACAGTTTTAGGCTGTTCAACTACTTGAACAGGTGCGGCTTGTTTTGGTGATCCAAATACTGCTTTTGCTATTGCTCTTACAAATCCACCCATTGTTACTCCTATATTGTTTGTTACGTAAATACGTTAAATTCAGAATCAGAATATATTTGAGTAGGCTCGTAATTTTTTACTCTTGCTTTTCTTAACGACATAACAGCATATCTCATTGCTGATATAGCGTCATCATTAGCAGGAACAATTTTACCATCCTTCCTATGATACATTCGCAATTCTTCTAACAGTTTACCTTGGTTTTTAAATATTTTCAATCTCTTTGTCTGCATACGTGTTAACATTTCCATAACACCTGCTTCAACACTATTACCACCACTACCTTCTTTTTGCCCTACGCTTGGTGGATTACTAAAATGTTCTCTAGTCATGTTTACACCTTCTCTACGATATTGATCTGTTAAATTTTTACCAGATCCTTTATCAGCTTGTCTTCCATCCATTGGCCATATTACAGGTATCCAATTACCTCTAGCTTTTATTGCACTAGCGTGTACAGGTACAGTTTCTTGTCGTAAAGAATAACTATCATAAATATAAACTATATCACTATCTCTATCCCATGCTATCCATGCACAAGCAGTTGGGTGATCCCATCCAAAATCTAGCCCACATATTCTAGGCCAATGACTTGGCATTTCTATTGGATCACAAATAATATCTTCTTCTGCTATAGGAAATACTAAACCAGATCCTAATTGTGGTATTCCTCTTTCACGCATTTTTCTTTCATGCGGTGGTAAGGCTTGTAATATTTGATCTCTAATTTCTTTTGTCATATGCGGTGCATCATCCCATCCCGCAGTAAATAATGCTTGTCCATCTTTTAGTTGGTTCATAAATTGTGCTACTGTTTCTGTCATTCCGCTTTCTGGCGTAAATGTCATATACACAATTCCGCCTTTATCGGCTGTTCTTGTTAATGCTTGTGAATATATACTTGGTGGTGGTTCTTCATCTAGCCATATTACGTCTAAACTTTCACCCATCCATTTTTCTTTACCCATTTCGTAGGCTTTAAAACCAATTCTAGAATTACCACCAGATTTATGTTTTATAACTACCGAGTTTAATGCATTTGGTACACCTGCTTTTCTTACAGTATCAACAATATATTTTAATGGTATAGATCCTGTACCTTTTGCAGACGGATCATCTGGTTGGCCAACAAGTTCTCTTTGGCAGACATCCCTAGTAGTTTCATTTGAAACACCCCCAGCCCAAGCACGTATCGGTCTGTTAAATTTTCTGCCTTCCCACCACGTTGGGTAGTGACCCGTCACATGGTACGCCATTTCCATAGCCCCACAGAAAGACTTGCCGACCCTATTACCAGCCATTAACAATCGTTGTGCAGATTTATCACCATGAAATTTTTTTTGATATTCATAAGGTTCATAATGATCCATCCGATTAGTTGCCTTACGGCGTTCTAATTCTTTAGCAATTTCTATTGCACGTTCTAAAGCGTTACTGTCCATTTTTTAAAATATATTTTCTACGTAATTTTCGTGGTGTTTCAAGCGCAAAAATTTCAGCCTCGGTTCGTTCTAGTTTATTATCAAAACCATGATGTACTTTAGCAGTATTTTTAAACCTATCAACAAGAACATACCTATATACATAATTACCTTTTTTAAAATGCAATATTGTTTGTAAATCCTTAATAGGCTTAACCATGCACACAAATACTCTTTTTTTTACACATATTCAAGCTATTAACTTTGGTTAATATATAGAAATACCCACCGCTATGCGAAGTAATCCATAATTATAGTGATGGCAAAGCATTTTTGGGGGTGGGGGTCAAAAATCAAGGGTATGGCGCAGAATGTTCTCTTGTTGTTCTACTGTGTATCTATAAGCAGAACATTTATAGTACAAAGGTAGCTATTTAGGATTAGACTAGACCACATCACAAGCGCCAATGACCATAGCCTTGCTTTGAAAGGCGTGTGTGTGTGTGGTAAGATTGTTTATTTCAAGCACATTGGGGCATATATGGAGTAATCAAAGTGATGTAGGGTA